GTATTTAAAATTCATGTTTTTGCATCATGGCGTGGGTTACGCAAGCGTATAGTTCGGGATTGTCACAGAACAGTATCATTAGTCTAACAGGGAATGACAGGACTGTTGCTGATGGCACTTTTAATTCCATGATTATGCCAAGAGCTGTAATTGCTAATGAGCGTGAACATTTTATGAAAACGAGAATAGATAAGATTGAACATGATTTAAGTCGTAACGCTAAACAAGAGATGATGGATCGCCAGTCTCTGGCTGAGGATTACAGTGCATTGAATTTAGCAGTTGGTCAGGAGATAAAACTAGATATCGCTACTCAACATCAGCTAAATAGATTAGGTTCATCAATGTATAAGGCTGATCATGAACGTGAGGCTGAACTGACTGATCTAATTAACAGGATTCGTGAGAATGAAGTCACCGTTAATGGTATTCTAGAGAACCAGAAAGCTATAACAGCTGCTGAACGTGCAGATTTACTATTAGAGGTTGTCGCTTCGACCGCTAAGTCAGTGTCGGCAGCAGGTAGGGCTGCAGCTGACGGTTCAGGTGTTGTTCCAGTATTCGGGCCAAGCGTCGCCAATGGTATTAAGGTTGGGATTGACATAGCAGACAGTGTTGCTGAAGCTGCAATAGCTGTAAAAGAGTCAGGAATCATTACACAACTGAATGACGTTTATCACGCTTTTCAAAGCGTGCACGTTGCACCAAATGATATCATTAAACCAGCCGCTGTAGTGGCTGGCACGAGCACTGAATTGATTGGTAATCTGCAGGCAATATACAGTAGATTAAGAAGTCACAGTGATATTGGATTCAAAAAAGCAACCGTTGGTGATGTGATTCCTCATTCGTACATGGTTAAGCCAGTCAATTCAACTGAATATGCTTCATGGCAATTATACGTCATACATCCCGTTCAAGGTTCATTAGGTTTGGTGGTTCAGGTGATGGGAGATGCTCTGACTTATAATGTCTTTGCACAATATGGAACAACTTCAGCTAGTGAATTTGGAAAGACTGTCTTGACTGGTGGTGCTACGAACACAGCTCTGGAGGGAACAAAAGTTAAATTTCAAACCAAAGTTACTGCTCAGCAAGCATTGGCATTGACAATGGCTTTGAAGGATGCAGCTTCGATGTTATCTCAAGGTGAATTAATAGGATATTTTGAACAGTATATAAACTTAGCGTTAGAACCAGATAATCTAAGTCTGCAAGATAACATGCACAAGTATCACCACCTGTTGACAAGTCAAAATTCACCTATCGATTGGAATTATCATGACGAGGAAATGCATAAGTGGCTTGATAGTCGCAAGATTACTAATTATGATACTATGAAGCAGAAGGATGGTGTGGTGATAGCAGACATTCACATTCCAAAAGTGTTCAATGACCTTAGAAATACAACACTTCATTGCAAACTAGAAGGTAAGCAAAATATCGCTGGATATACAGTCTATGAGTATCTGATTGGACCTTGGGCTCATTACGGTGACATAGACTACTCAGTTGTAGTTGATACGCTCAATGAGGAGACGAAATGGTATTGTGAGATTATTGGTATTGATGGTCACCTAATCATTGAGAAGAGTGTTCAACATAAGCCTGAGAAGATTCTTGAGCTAACCGTTAATGACGACGGCTTGACTTCGTTCAAAGGTAAGAATCATGACAGACTAAAACTTAAGGTGTATGTGAAAGATTCGTTGGCTGTGAAGGTTTTTAGGAACTGGATAGGTATTAACGGCACCTAGAGTAAAAACCAAGATGTTTAATGATCATATTGGAGTGAAGTATGATTACTCTCATTTTGATAAGAATATATCGCCATCGCACCTGACTCTAACTGATCTAGGCTGGCACACTTGGAATCAGTATAATGCAGGTAATTGGACTAACATTAAACCGTAAGTAAATTATCAATCTTCGGACATATGTAAGCGTGGGACACGTCAAAACAGTGATAACCTGGTCGGCGGAGCTACAAATCCGCTTGTCAGGGGAAACTGGATGTACTAATGGGATTTGACCCGAC